CGGCGCTGCCCAGGTCACCGTGGCCGTCGACGACACCGGCGTCGGCGGCGGCGTGACCGACGGCCTCCGGGAGTTGGCCCGGGAACACCGCTGGCTGAAGGTGGTGCCTGTGAATTTCGGCGGCGCCGGCGACGAGCACTACGCGGACACGGCCTCGGCCATGTGGGGCCGGCTCCGGGAGCTCCTCAGCGAGGCCAGCATTCCCAACGACGACGACCTGATCGGCCAGCTGACCACCCGGCGCTACCGGGTGACGGCCCGGGGCAAGGTCCAGCTGGAGTCGAAAGAGGACCTGCGGCGCCGGGGCCTGCCCTCGCCAGACCGGGCGGACGCCCTGGCGCTAGCGTTCTGGGAGCCGGCCGGGGTCCGGAGCAGCCCGGAGGCCGAACGCCTGCTCAGGAGGGCGAGCTTCTATGCCTAGGAATAGCCGCATGCGACTCCAGCCGCCCCGGCCCGGCCTGTTGGCCCGCCTCCGCCGGGCCATCGGCGAGACGTCCGCTTTTCGGGGTCTGTTTCCGGTGCCGGTGGGCGACTGGGCGCCTTACACCCTGGATTCGAGCCGGGTCAACTACGACCTGGCCCGGGCCCTCTACCGCAACACCGACGACCGGTACAAACTGGGCGCGGCCTTCGCCAGGCCCATCGTCAATTCGTGCGCCGGCTTTGTCGGCGTGCCCCACTTCTCGCACGAGGACCCAGAGGCCGACCAGGCNCTGGAGGACTTCGTGGACCGCTGGTCCTCCCGGTTCCTCCGGGCCGTCCGCAACGCCCTGCGGGACGGCGANGTGTTCATCCGNCTGGCCTACACCCAGGACCCCCTCGGTGGCGTCCGGCGGATCGAGCCGGTGTTGCTGCCGCCGGAGTGGGTGACGCCGGTGCCGGACCCGCTGAATGGCGGCCTGCAGCAGGTGATCATCCGCTACCCCTTCGCCCGCTACGGCCCGGACGGGCGCCAGGTCGACACCTACACCGTGACCGAGGTCTGGACCAAGACCAGCCGGACCGTCACGGCGGACTCCCGGGCGCCGNTGGAGGTCCGGGANGCCCTGGCCAGGGAGCCCCAGGAGAACCCGTGGGGCCTCATCCCGATTGTGCACCTGCGGAACGAGCCCGAGGAGTACGCCCTGTTCGGCAGCAGCGACCTGGAGCCGGTGGAGCCGTTCCTCCGCGTCTACCACGACGTGATGCTCTTTGCCGTGCAGGGGGCGAAGATGTTCGCCAGGCCGAAGGTGCGCTTCGCCCTCAAGGACGTGGACGCGTTCTTGCAGCGCAACTTCTCGCAGGACGAGATCAACAGCGGCCGGCTCCGCTTCGCCGACAAAGAGGTCTTCCTCTTGGAGGAGGGCGAGGAGGTCTCGTTCATCACGGCGGATTCCGGCCTGGCCGGCATCACGACGCTGCTCAAGTTCCTGTTCTACTGCATCGTCGACGTCAGCGAGACGCCGGAATTCGCCTTCGGGACCGCTGTTCAGAGCTCGAAGGCCAGCGTATCCGAACAGATGGTCCCGTTTGCCNGNAANATCNGNNGNAAGCGGGGCCAGTTNGAGGAACCGTTCCTGGAGATGGCTTCCCTCGCCCTCTACATGATGGACCGGGCTGCCGGCCGCAAGCGGAGCACCTACCAGGTCAGCATCGGCTGGGAGGAGATCTCGCCGAGGGACGACAAGGCCCTGGCCGAGACCGTTAACCAGCTCGTATCCGGGCTGGTCAATGCCGTGGAGGCCGGCCTCATGTCCCTGGATGCGGCGTCCGAGTTCCTGCGTGAGTTCGTGCCGTCGATGCTTCCGTGGGTCGACCCGGACGGCGACGACGACGAGCGCCGGCGGGTCGCCAGGTCGATGCTGCTGCGGCAGCGGCTGGAGATCGGCCAGGGCCTGGAGCAGGAGCCTGGCGTCGACGACCTGGAGGCGTGAGTGAGCCGTGAGCGTGCTGGGGCCTGTAGACTACCGCCGTGCACTGCCAGACCCCCGGTGGCGGGAGTACCTCATGCGGGCCCGGGAGCGGTTCCTCCGGCAGGAGGCCGCCACGGCGGCGGAAATCCGCGAGGTCTACCTCCGGGCGGCCCAGCGGGTGCGGGCCGACATCGAGCGGGTGACCGCCGGCACCCTCCACCGGCGGCACCTCCAGGACATCGCCGCGGCACTGGAGCAGCGAGCACAGGAGTTGCGGGATGGTCTCGAGCGGGCCATTTACGCCGGCATCCATGCCGTGGTGCGGGAGGCGGTGGACGCCGGCGCCGGCATCGGTGAGGAGATCCTTCGGTCCGCCTACCAGCCGCCCCAGATCCAGCGTGTGTTCGCCGCCGTGACCGAGCGGGCCGTGATGGCAGTCCTGAGCCGGACCCTGCACGACGGCCTGCGGGTGTCAGACCGGATCTGGCGGACGGCGGACGACGCCCGCAAGGCCATGCAGCGCCTCGTGGAGGATGCGGTGGCCCGGGGCCAGGACGCCCGGTCCCTGGCCAAGCTGGTGCAACAGTACCTCCAGCCCGGCGTCGGGCGGCCCCTGAGCCCGGAGACCCGCCGGCGGCTGGGGGTGCCCAGCAACGTCACCTACGAAGCGATGCGCCTGGCCGTCACCGAGCTTAACACCGCCTTCCACGAGGGCACCATCCTGGCCAACAGGGCGATTCCGTCCTACCAGGGCATCCTCTGGCGGCTAAGTCACTCCCACCCGCGGCCGGACATCTGCGACTGGCTGGCCACCTACAACGGCGGGTTCTGGCCGCGGGGCGACGAGCCGGAGCGCCCGCACCCGTGGTGCCGCTGCGTTGTCCTGCCGGCGCACGAGGACCCGGTGGCATTCGCTCGCCGGCTGCGGGAGTGGGTAAACAACCCGGCCAGCCATCCGGACCTGGAACAGTGGTATAATGGTGTCAGGGAGTGGCTGCCGCGTCCAACGACCGTGCGGCCCGTAGCCGTCGGCGCGGTCCGTAGCCGCCTGCTCGCCTGGACCGAGCTCAACAAGCCCGGGCCGGTGCCGGAGGAGGTGCTGGACCGGGCGCTGGACGAGCTGATCGCCGCAGCCGAGGAGCAGTATCTGCGGCCGGTGTTCCGGTCGGTGCCGGTGCGGGTCGTGGATGCGGGCCTGGTCGGGAACCGGGCCAGGGTTATGGCCAGGATTGGCGAGCGCCTGCTCTCCGAGCACTGGGAATTCGACCCGAGCCGCCGGCAGGAGATCGAGCAGATCCTGGCGCAGATTAGCAATTCGAAGGACCTGCTGGACATCACGAANGGCCTTCGCCAGCTCGTTTTCCGGACCTCCGGCACCCCGGATCAGCGTCTTCAGGCATGGCGGAGCACCGTCTGGCGGCTCCGGGGGCGGCTCCCGGAAACGTTCAAGCAGGAACTGGAAAAGCGCCTGTTCGAGCCGGGCTCGATCAGGACGAAGGCGCTGGCTTTCCGGGAGCAGATGCAATTCAGCGGCGTGGACGACCCGGAGGACCGCAAGCGGATGCTGGAGGCGGCCGAGCTGGCCGAGAAGTGGTACAGACGGGTCCTGCGTGGGCCGCTAGCCAAGGCCGAGCCACTCAAAACCCTCGATGTCGCACCGGAGGGCCGGGCGCACTACCTGAGTTGGCCCAACTGGCGCATACAACTGTACGCTTCATCGTTGGGTAGAAAGGAGGCCGCTGCCACCCTGGTCCATGAGTTCGCGCACCACCTGGACCTGGGCGGTGAGTGGGGCCGGGTCAGCCGCAGGCTAACCTCTCACTGGGCCCGGCGCCGGATACGCGGCAACACCGAGGAGTGGCGCCTGCTCGGCGACGAGTGGGGCTACTGGGATGAGTTCTACGACTGGTACGTGGGCCGCGTGTACGGCCGTGGCGACGACCCCAACGACCACGGCAAGGAGGTCCTAACGATGGCCCTGCAGAGCTTGTTCGAGAACCCCGTCAGGGCTGTGCTGCTCGACCCCGAGCACATGTCCCTCGCGCTGGGCCTTGTTAAGGGGGTCGGGGCGAGGTGAGCNTCACGTGGCGCCTGCTCAGGGCCGGCCGGGAGGTGGGCCGGGTCGAACTGGCCGACGACGGCAAGGTGCGGGCCCAGTGGCCACCCGACATGCCCCGGGACATGCAGCAAGTCCTCGAGGAGGGCCGCGAGTCGGTCTGGCACTACGGCTACTCGGANNANCCGCGGCCGAAGATGGCTGCGTGGCCGATCTACTGGCANAACGTCCTGACCATCATGGCCTCCGGTGGCCGCTGGTGGGACCGGGTGGAGACAAACTACCAGCCGCCGGAGTTCCCGACCTACGACGAACAAGGCAACCCGATCGTCTACTAAAGCGGCGCCGGGGCTGACCCGGCGCCTCTTCTTTGGGGGCGAGAGCGTGGCGAGAACACTGCCCGGCGACGTGCTGCCCAAGGGAATGGACCCGCAGGCGCCCAGGCTGAAGCCCGAGCCGCTGACCCTCGCCGAGGTGAATTACGCCGGCGCCATCCGGGAGGCCCTGGCCGGCCTCCCCATCCGCGTACGGGTGCTGTCGTGCGAGATCCGGGAGCGGGCCGGGGCGCCNCCGGAGGTGCTGCTGCACCTGACGGTGGACCGTAAGGAGGACGACGCATGAGCGGACTTATCCGGCAGTACAGCCCGCAGAGCCAGACCTGGGTGCCGCGGGGCACCGACGGGCGGTTCCAACCGAAGCTGCTTTCCCAGCAGGCGGCCCAGCAACAGGAGCTGCGGGTGCTGACGCCGGCGCCCCGCAGCCAGGGCCAGCCGCTGGTGTTCATGGCCAACCGGCCGAAGTAGCCCGCGGAGGGAGGTGAATAGGCATGGCCCTGAAGATCGCCCGGGGCGAGGTCAGCAACCGCGCCTGGGGCGAGGTNGACAAGTCCGCAATCTGGCAGCGGCTCAAGCAGGCGCTGCAGGACGGTGAGTCCGGGGCGGCGGCCGCCGTCCGGGAGGTCTACGCGGTCGTCAAGGCCGAGATCAACGCCGACCTAACCCAGGCCGACTGCTGGGGCCCGCACCATGAGGTCCGGCAGGACGGCACGGTCGTGCTCAACCGCAACGGCCTCATCGCCGCGGCCCAGGCCCTGGCCGGCGCCCGGGCGGAGCCGAACCTNACNCCCGAACAGCGCCGGCAGGCGGCCCGGCACCTCCTCCGGCACTACCGGGAGCTCGAGCTCGAGCCGCCGGAGTCGCTCCTCGAGGCCGCCGGCCAGGCCACCGGCGAGATGGACCGGGTGGCCGCCACCGTGACGGGCGAAATGCAGCCGCAGGACATCCCGGTCGGCAGCTGGGTCGACCTCGGGGCCCTGAAGGCCGGCGACCCGGACCCGCTGGAGGTCGTGGTGCGGATCCCGGAGGGCCGTTCCAAGCGCGGCTGGTACTACACCAGGCGCGTGCTGGAGCGNATCGCCAGCGAGATCAACACCACCGGCCTGCCGGGCATCCTGGGCCACCAGGACCCGGACCGGGTGGACCGGGAATTCCCCACGCCGGTGACGCACTGGGTCGGCGCTACCATCCGGGACGAGGGCGGCAAAGCCGTCCTGTACGCCCGCGGCGTGGTGGACAAGGCCGCCGCCGACCTCAAGCGGTGGATCCGCGCCAACACTGTGCGCCAGGTCAGCATCTACGGTGTGCCAACCCTGGAGCGGACGGCCACCGGCGAGACGCTGGTTACAGACTTCCAGCCGCTGTCCATCGACTGGACGCCCCTTAACCGGGCGGGCATGCCCACGTCGGTGGTGGCGGTGGGGGAGATGGATAGCATCCTCGGAGGTGACAGCCAAGTGAATTGGCGCGAAGCGTTGCAGCGGCTGGTTGATGCCCTGCGGCAGCGGGAGACCACCCTGGAGGCGGTCGTGGGCGAGATGGGGCTGTCTTTGGACCAGGTCGCCCAGGCCCTGGCCGCTGACCAGTGGGCGCGCCTGCTGGAGGCGGAACGAGTGGTCGGCGAGATGGCGACCATCCTGGGCAAGTCCGAAGCCAAGGCCGAGGACCTCCTGGCCGAGGTGCGGGCCCTGAAGGAGCAGGCCGACCAGGCCGCCAAGGCCCAGCGGGACGCCCTGCTCGATAAGGTCGTCGGCGAGATGGTGGCTGTGGAGGCCGTCCGGCCCCTGGTCCGGCGCCTGGTGGACCCGCTGGTCCAGCCCGGGACCACCGAGGAGGAGGTCCGGCGGGTGGTCGGCGAGATGCTGCAGCAGGAAGACGTCCGCAAGGCCCTCGATGCCGCTTTTGCGGGCTGGGTGCCCAGCGGCGTCGTGGCGCAGCGGGCCGGCGAACCGCTGAACGGCCTGGCCGTGCGGCGGGAGCGGATCTAAGCGCGAAAGGAGGCACTAAGTGATGGCTCGCAAGG